TCATGATTCACAACCCTTTTGTTACTGGTGCTACTGGTGACGCTGAAGCCATGAAGAAGTATGGGCAAGAACTAGAGGCTTACGAAAAAGAACTTGAAGCAACTTACGCGAAAGCAACGGGTCAAGACAAAACGGGGCTTTCAGGTCTTATGAAGGTTGAAACATACCTTTCAGAAGAACAACTTTTAAACTTAAATTTCGCTTCTAAGATCGTGCCAAACACTTCTTTGAAAGCGGTTGCAATGTTTACAAATCCAAAAAATAATATAATGAAATCATTTCTTGAAAGAACAGCAATGGCTGTTGCAATTATGAAAGGCGTTGAGCCTAAAAATGTAGGACGCCAAGCGAAAGCCGTTCTTATTGAGTCAGAAGACAATTCCTTTGAAACTGAATTTGCTGACGTTGCTGTTGGTGACGTAGTTCTTATGGACGGTGCGCCAGTTGAAGACGGGTCAAAAGACGGGTCTTATACAATAACAACTGAAGGCTTACTTGATATTGAAGGTAACACTATACCAGTTGGTTCAACAATCACGGTAACTGATAACGCAATTTCTTCAATTGAAATGGCTGAAGCTGACAGCGGTGAAGGTGGTGAGCCTGAAGCAAAAGAAGGCGCTGAAAAGACTGTTGAAGAATTAAAGGCTGAACTTGAAGCTAAAGACAAAGAACTTACTGACACTAAGGCTGAATTAGCAACAACGAAAGAAGACGCTGAAGCGGCGGCTAAAGAAATTGAACAAGCGGCTGAACTTATGAGTAACGCAAAAATGCCAAGAGCAAAAGCTACTTTCAAGCCACCTGTTGAAGAAGACAATCGAAGCATGAAAGAAAAGATTGCTGACAGAAATAAAGAATTAAACGAAGAAAAATAAAAACTAAAATTTAAAAAATAAAGACATGGCTATCTTCACACCATCACAATTAACATTCAACGGCGAACAAGTTCGTGAGCTTTCAGAAATAATTTTTGAGAAACAATTCAAGAACCCTGAAATCGGACTTTTTCACACGGTCGTTGAGGGTATCAAGGCTGACAAACAAATTGGGATAATGTCTCAATTGGGCGGTTTACTTGGTAAGCAAAGCGGGGGTTGTAACCCAACTGACGCAACAAACGTTATAACAACAAGTGAAAAAACTTGGTCACCAGCGGCACAGTCGGACAGATTGGCGGCGTGTTATACAGACTTTAAAGATTCATTCGTAAACTACGGTTTAAAGAATGGAGTTCAAGAGGCTGACTTAACTGACGTTGACCTTTGGAAATATATTGCTGACGTTCTTGTTGGTTACAAGGTTTACGAAATGGCATTGATCACGGCTTGGTTCGGTGATACTAGCGCGGCTGACGTTGACGCTTCACCAGCGGGCGTGCTTACTTCAGGTACGGATACTGATTACTTTAATAAGATTGACGGCTTATGGCTTCAGTTATTCGCTATCGTTGCGGCTGACTCTGACCGTAAGACAACTGACTTGGCTTCTAGAAACGGTCAAGCAACTTACGCTTTGCAAAAGTTCACTTCAACTGACACTGATAATAAGGTTGTCTTACTTGGACTTGATACAATGAGAACTGACGCTGACCTTAGACTTCGTGAACAAGACGGTCTTGCGTATATCGTAACGCAGTCTGTTCAAGACCAGTACGTTAGAGAATTGAAAGATTCAACTGTTGCGTTCACTACTGAACGTTATGAAAACGGCATAACGTCTGTAACTGTTGACGGCATTCCTGTTTACGCTTTCTCTTTATGGGACAGAGTAATCAAAGCTTATTACGATGACGGGTCGGCTTACTACTTGCCGCACCGCGCACTTCTTACTACTAAAGAAAACATTCAAATTGGATTTGATTCAATGGGTTCTTTAGCTGACTTTGACGTTCATTACGATAGAACAACTAAGAAGAATTACATTGACTTAGCTATCAACATTGACGCGAAAGTTATTGAAGATGAACTTGTTCAATTAATGTACTAAAATAAATTAAGGGGGTTTTAAACGCCCCCTTTTAACACTTTAAAAAAAAGAAAATGAAAAAGATATTTGCATTTTTATTCAGCATGGTTAGCTTACTACTTGGGGCAGCGATTGTTTCAACTACTGGTTTAGACCCTGTTTATTCGTTTGGCGTTGTTTCGCTTGGTGCGGTTTTAACGTACAAGTTCGCACAATCTAACGGGCTTGCCTTTTCCACTTGTGGAACTATTGCGGCAAGTAATACCAAAGATTGCGACAATTTACCCAACGCTGGAACGCGTGACAGAATGGTTATAATGAATTGGGAAGACGTTACCCTTACTTATGACGCTGACGGGCATACAATAGCAAACGTAGTACTTGCTTCAGGGGCAACGGCTTATCAAATCGACGGTCAGAACAATTCAATTGTTCCTATGTCACAAATGGTTGAACGTGGGTTTTTTGATAAGTTTGATCAAGAGGTTGTTGCGAAAGGTTTCGATATTGGACAGGCGGCGAAAGTTGCGGCGAACAATATGGTTGGCGGTCTTTACATGGTGATTTGTGAAAACTACCATAAAGGCGCGTCAGGTAATGCTTCTCACGAAGTTTACGGGGCAACGGTTGGACTTGAATTAGTTGAACTACAAAGAGAACCAAACAGCGAAGAAACTGAAGGCGCGCTTCACTTCCGTTTTTACACACGTAAGAACAAAGAGAACAGTTTAGCACGTACTTTATTTGATACTGATTACGACACTACGAAGGCGATTGTTGACGGGTTATTGTAATTTGATTGAAAAATTGTAATTTTAAAGGGTGTTAACAAGCACCCTTTTTTATTACTATGGAATTACAAGACTTAATTAAATACGTTTTAAGAAACGAAAAGACGCGCAAACAATGGCGTGACAAACACCAAAGCGAAGAATGGAAAGCGGCAAGTAAAGTAAATCAAATGCTTTACAATAAGCCACTGAACAGGCGGGTTGGGTGTGAATGTTTAGAAGACTTGTATAAATTATTGAAACACCGTAAAACACAAAACAAAATAATCATGAACAAAGAACGAAAGTTTATTCTAAAAGACCGGACAATCATGTTACACGGTTGCGACCCTGTAACAAGAAATTCTTCAGAAGAAGCCCTTATTAAGATTTTGAGAAAATCAAAGGCGCACATTGTTTCATTTGAAACATATCCTGAAAACTGGGAAGATATTGTAGACGGCAAAATTGGACTTGACGGCGCTAAAGCTACAAAGCCAAAAGCTGAACTTAAAGAAGCTGACCCTGAAGTTGAAGTTAAAGAGGTTGACGAATTAGTTGAAGAAATCGAAGCTGAAGGTATTGATGATTTTGAAAAGAACGCTGACGAACCAACGAACGCTTTTGAAAAGTCAGAACTTGAAGAAATGACAAACAGACAGTTAAAAGAATTAATTGTTGAAATGTCAATTGATATGCCAAAGAAAACCAACAAAGCAACGTTAATTAAAACAATATTAAACGCTTAAATTAAATGGCTAGGGCAAATAAATCAACAGCCGAAAAGATTGTCAAGAGGGTTGACTATGCTGAACTTAAAAAGTTTGGCATAGTTGCTTTTGATTTTGATAATGCTTACCCGCAACGTGTTGAAGATATTCATAACGATTCGGGCACGGGTAAGAAATGCCTACGCCTTTACAAATCCTTTGTTGCTGGTCAAGGAATGAATGACCCTGAATTTGGTAAAGCTGTTATTAATAGCAAAGGTGAAACTGTCAACGACCTTCTTAGAAAGCTTGTAGATTCAAAAGGCAAGTTTACAGGGCTTGTGATTCACTGTAATTACAACGGACTTGGCAAGGTTACTGAAGTTCAATTTGTTCCTTTTCCTTACGCTAGATTAACGCTATCTGAAAAAGAAGGGGGCAAGCATGAAGGTAAAATTGCAATTCACTCTGACTGGACAGCAAGCAAAGGCAACGCTGTTAAGCCTGACGAAATACTTTATATTAATAGGTTCGCACCTTCTGAAGTAGCAAGGCAAGTTGAAAACATTACTTCAAAAGAACCCCGACCAGGCGCGAATTTTTTATGCTCTTGGTCAAGTCGTCAATTTATCAGCGGGAGAATTGAAGGATCCTGCAGCAACAAAAAAGCGACTCCAACTGGCGATTGTGCATTACTCGAATGCTGTCAGAGCCGTCTCACCGGTTACTGATAAAACACCGATCGCAGATGTAGCATGGGCATCGCAATCTTATTTTGCT